GTACCCCTCTGACCCAACAAACCATAAATACTGGCTAGGGCTGTGTAATCGTCACCGTACAGTTTTGTGGGGTCGACAGCAGACAAGGACCCGCGTGCACCATACTGTTGCGCCAAATCTTGTTGCACTTGGTTAAGCTGGTTTGCGGTACGTTGATACCCGGCAAGAGCCTCATCTAATGCTTGTTTGTAAAGCCCGGAAGAACCCAACCCGCGAGCAGCAAAGTCTTCACCAACAGCGCGGGACCCCTTTTCTCTTTCACGAGTAAGTTCCCCGCGGGATGTTTCTAACCCACGATATTGGCGTTGCTTATCGAACAGAATTTGCGCCAGTGTTTCCTGCAAGGTGTTTTGGAGGTTTGCACGGTCGGCACGGAACAGCCCTTGTGATGCAATGAAGTTGTAGGGGCGTGGTGTTGGTGCTGGTGCCGAGTATGCGACAGGTGTGGGTGCGGGTGCAGCCGCAGCGCCACCGAGCAGTGGCGGTGGCGGTGGCGGTGGCGGTGGCGGGCGACCAATGTTCGCTTGGGCACGCCTAAAAGCAATCTCATCATCCGAAGGACGACCAGCGGGAGGAGTGTAAGAAGGCGTGGGTGTGGGCGCTTTAATTCCAGGGCTACCCCGCCCAACATAACGTGGCATTACATTCCCCTTCTTAAAGCCCCAGGACTGTTGTACCGTCCCGTACTATTATCCTGCATCCAACGCAAATAAATCTGTTTCTTTAACCTGTTCCGCATTTCACGGTCAATATAACCGTCTTTTTTCAAACGGCCAGACGTGGGTGCGCTACTAGCCCCCAAACCGTACCGTTGCTGCCCTGCCGCATAAGGGTTTTTAGCGTAAGTGCCAAGGTCATAATTTTGTTGCACTAAAACTCCTCAAACAGTATGGGCTACTCTAATGATACCTCAAACTATTCAAGGTTCGCCGAAACACCTCTCTTGCCGACAGCGTGAATCGACAAAGAAACAACTCGTACAGGGCCTGTAGATGATGTCCCGTCAGTGGTTAATTGTATAGTGAAAGAACAACGCCTGAACCGCATATCTTTCTGGAACGTTGTAGTGAGACGGTACGGGACAAAAACAGGGTAATCCACAGTAGTTACAACAGCAGGGTCACCCGAAAGCGGGTAATCCCATGTACCGCCTTCCAAATCATCCCAGGTGCCATCTTCGAAGTCATCCCACAAGTTGACGCTAGAAACATAAGCGATAGGGTCCGCGGTGCCCACAACGTCACGTGCCGTATACACGTCTGCAGCCCAATAAAACAACCGTTTCCAACTATCAGGCATACCAAAATCAAAAGCTTTACTTTCCGCTTTACACGTCATTTCTTCTTCAATGGTTTGACCGTACGCGTCCACACTCTGATACAACGCTTGCAAAGAAGTAGTGTTTAACCCTGTGACACCGTATAGTACGTCCGGGGTGAGGTCATTTTCTTTACGCGGCGCAACAATACCCCACGCAAAAGCAGTATCCGAAACCCATTCAGACCAAGACCCTTTCTCTAAATCGAGGGCGTACATAGAACCACCAAACCAGACCAAAGCTCTATCACCAAAAATGGTTAAAGCAGAAAATATGGACAAATCAAGAGTGTTGGCGCTTTGAGCGAACTGTACCCGTTGCACATCGTTTAACGGGTAAAACTGGTACGACACAAACCTGTACAAACGCCCACCACTTAACACCAAATACGAAAACTGGTATTCACCCACAGAATACTTGTTGTCCGCGCCCACGGTTCGGCTAAGAGCTTCCAAAATACCGTCACCAGGGGTTGACGTGTAACGGTAATAAAATGTGCTTTTAGTGCGGAAAATATATATTTCAGCAGTTGACGCCACAAGTTTAGTAATAAACTGTCCGTCACCAGCCTCAACATTAAAATAATTGTCCGGGTCCCACTCGTTGATACTTGTCGCACCAGGGCCAGCGGTTGTAATGTTAGAAAACCAAATACGTGTTTTGTTTGACCCTGTTTCACGGGAAATCATAAAAAACCGTGACTTGTACAACGTAATCTGTTCACCCTTCGGCATGGGCGTTGCACCACCGCTTAGTTGGATAAACGTTGTCCCGTTGTAGTAACCGCCCGCTTGAGTTGCGGAACAAATATATAAGTTACCTTCAAACTGTGCTGCGCCGCTAGCGATAATGCTCGTAATAAGCAAATATGTTTCGTTCTCAAGGTCATACAAATACGTACCTGAACTACATGACACAACAAGAAAAACATCCTCATTAACGTCTGTGTAATAACCGTGTAAATCAATTTCGGCATCTACAACCGGGGACTCCGCAACCTGGTGGATAGGGGGTCGCGACACTAATGTACCGTTAGAGTCCAGTTCGAAGTTCTGCATAACATGCAGTTCGTCTTCGCGAATAGTGGTGATATCCGCAACATTGTTCAAACCACCCATAAAGGATGACACAATGAGCGGTTCAGACCGTGTACCTTTACCTACGGGGCTGAACCGCCGCACCTCAGTTGCCGGCAGCACCGCCATTACAGGTCCTCAATACGCGCAGTGTTAGTGGGGTAAGAGTTAACTTGTGTCGCGTTTTCCTGGTTCGCTAACAAGTTCATAGCGTTGACGTATTCGGCTTGCTTATATTGTGCAGCCTCCCAGTTCTCATCCAACTGGTACGCACGAGCCAACACCAAATCTACAACACGTTGATAATACTTGTCGGGCACATTCAATGTTTCCGACAAAGCTGCAAGGTTCGCTGGTTGGCGCACAAAAAACAACCGCAAACCATTTGTCACGTTTTCTAAGGGTTTCGGAAAAAGGTAAATGCTTCCTGCCCGCTCATACCAAATAGATGGTTTCACGTCCTGAACAATGTCAGAGTCAGGGTTCGACAAAATATAGGTTTGTGCTTCCTGGAACGTGTAATACTGCAACGGTATACCTTCGTAATGTAACGCTTCAATGTATTGAATTTTTTCCGACGGGTACGTGTAAACATCTTGCCCGCTTACAACGTTTGTGTCTGCAACGTCTTTCAGGATAGGGTTTTGTGAAATGATGTCTTGTTGGGCGCTATTAATCCAGTTAAGAATGTCATTGTCGGTGATTTGACGACCGTCGGGGTCACCGAACTGACGCTTGACAGCGTTTGCAACTTCGGTGCCTGTGCGCGTGAAAATCTCAGCGGGCATTTATTACTCCCAGCGACGTTTATTGAGCATGTATTTCATTTTATCGCGTTTTTCTTCCATGTCGTCCGCACGACGACGTTCCTCCAAAATATGTCTTGCATGGGTTAACGCATCAAACTTGTCTAGTTGTTTCCCAAACCTGTGCGTATCCCACTCAAATACTTGAGCAAGAATGCGTTCATCTAACATGGTTTCCGGGTAAACGCTCACAATATATTCGGGTAAACCAAACGGGCGATGCCATACTGCATAAGGTTTATTGGGTTGGTCTTCTAAATATGGGTGACCTGGTGGGAGTTTTTCTAAAAACAAATCTTTATTGTAATCTTGCAGAATTTGTGCGATACGGCGGCCCCGTTCGGGCAAATCTAAATTTTTAAAAAGCATAACCATGCATCTAGCATACAAGAAACCCCCCCGCAGGAAGGAGGCGCGGGGGGGTTTCTCTCTAGGAGGTGGATGCGAAGTTAGACTTCAGCGATACCAGTCAGTTTACCATGCGCGTTGCGACGGTAAGTGGTCAACTCCGAGTAGTTGCGCATTTCAGCAACAAACGCGTCGTATCCGGACAGTTTCTGCCAGATAGCGCCCTGCTCGTCGATGAACTCCCATCCCACGTTGGTGTTGAGCGCAAGCTCCTTGTCGTTCGGGAAGAACGCAACACCAGCCGGGCAGTCGAAGTCAGTCATCATGGGGATGTCACCGTAAGGTGTGGTAAAGGTAAGTCCACCAGAAACACCACCATTCATGTCCTGCTTGTTCACAAACTGACGCAGACCCTGCAGTGCGTTCCAGTATGCACGGTACACACCAGGGGTCGTCAGGATGCGGGTAGGCCGCGAACCCTGCTTGCGAACGTTGAGGATAACGTCGTCGAGGTCAAGCTCGGTTAGTTCTCCACCAGCGTCAGCGGGCGTGGTCACATAGGATGACCATTGAGGGTGCTCGGTCGGGTCAATGCCGAAGAGTGTTCCGGAAGCCTTGATGATGGCTCCGAAACCGGTCCACTCCTTGTTGTAGGAGTTGGTTCCCCCGGCAGCGGTACGCGAAGAACGCACGATGATGTCGTCAGTAACGGCAGTGACAGCAACGCTCACAGTAACAGTGAGAGTTGCTTCGTCAATGTCGGTGATGGTGACATATGCGGTGTTCTGCGCGGTAGGCAGGTCATCGTGGTCCAGGATGTCAAGGCGGGTACCAATCTCAAGGTACTTCACCGAGTCAACCGTGAACGTAGTCGCTGCGGTAGGTGAGCTGGTCAGAACGGCAAGCGTTCCGGTTCCGTCACCATAAACCTGACGGTTCTGGTCCTTAGCGAGGTCCTGCTTGATGCGGGACATTTCTTCGCCAACATAGTCGACGAATGCCTGCGGGTTGGACTTTGCCTGGTACATGGTCTGACCCGTGCACTTGATAGCGCCGTACTGGCTCTTCAGACCGGTTGAACCACGGGCGTAGGTCTGCTGACCTGCGTCGGGCAGAGCTTCCAGCTCGTTACGAGCACCAATACCGTGGTTGCGTCCAAAGTGAGCAACAAAGTTCACTCCGGCACCACCAACGTTAGTGATGTTCTTCGCGGTGCTCTTAATCATCCCCAGTGCCGGGGTGTCGTTGTTAATCTGCTCGTTAACGCCATCGGAGTAAATCTGCTTCAGAATCTCCGAGCCGATAGTGAGCGAAATACCGTCAGCCATAGTTTTTTCCTTTCTTCGGCTTGGGTTTTTTGCCTATTTTTTCCCAGCCGTGAGGACGGCCATATAACAAGATTAGCAAAAAAATGACTAATCTTGTATTTAGCCGGCTGTTAGTGTCTGTTTGCGCGTCTAGTTCTCTGAACCCAGACGAATAGCAAGCGCCAAGGCAGCTTCTCTTTTAGCATCTTCCGAACTCAAATCGGGTGGGGCTGGTGCGGTCATTCCCGTACCACTCCCCACAACTTTAGGTGGACGTTTCGACGCATACTTGCGACGAAGGTTTTCTTCATAGTCACGCAACTCATGGTATGCGTGAGCTACGGAAGGATTGTTGCCAGCGTGGGCGTTAGCCACAGCACGCTTAACAACCTCAGCCCTGTCAAACGTCCCATACTTCTTTTCCAGTTCGCCCAACTCGCTTTCTAGTTGACGTCGCCCCGCTTCCATTTGCTCCATTTGAATGCGTTGCTCTTGAGATTGTTTTTGCGATTCCTCAAGCTGTTGAAGCCGTTGCTGGGTCTCCGCCAACTGTTGCTGTAACGCCAGTTCTTGTTGCGACACTGCCGCCGGTTGCTGGGTTTCTGTTTCCTCGAACCCGAAATAGTTTTCAAATTCGTTCGCGGGATGCTTCTGCTGTGTCGTTTGGCGTTGCGAAATAAGTTGCTGGGTTTGTTCAATTTGTTTCCTTAGCTCTGCAACGTTGCCGGCGTCTTGCGCCCACCCGTAAGTTTCTCCTAAACCGTCATAGAACCTGCGGGGGTCTTTGACGAGCGCTTGCTGCATTTGTATAGCAGCTTCAATGTCTTGCTCGGTGAGCCCTTGAGAAGTGAACCTTCTGAGTGGTTCTGTTTCTTCTATGACACGCTGGTAGCGTCGCTGCCAGTCTTCGACGAGCGGTTTGAGGTCTTCGTGGAGTGGTTCGGGGACGATGCTTTCAATGTACGACCATGAGATTGGTTCGTCGTCACTGTCCGTGTCGTTGTCGTCTTCTGCCGCAATGGGTTCGTCGTCTTCTGGTTCTTCGATGGCGACGTCATCTACGGGTTCTTCAATGGGTGTTTCTTCGTTTGTTTCTTCTCCGAAACCGTCGAAGCCTTCCACATTGGAGAGGTCTAGGTTTTTAATATCAAAGGTATCGTTTTGGTTAGCCATAACCCTAACTATACCACAGACGCCCTTACCTTACGCTACCGTTTGCGCGAGCGTGCAGAAAAACGCATTTACTGCATTTCAGATATGCAGAATTGTGCAAATTATGTGCGCTCGAACATAGCAAACGTGATGTCACCACCAACTTACCAACATTTAAGCCGGTAAGTGTAGGTAAGGAAAATTCCTTACTTTACCATTTTACTTTGTCAGCCCAATAAGCCGCAGAAGTCTTACCCTTAGCAATGTTCTTAGAATGACGCGCCTTAAACGAAGAACGCTTCTTCTTCATACGGTCAGACTCCCCAGCTTTAGG